ACCACCTTCCATACCACCTTCCATACCACCACCTTCTTCCATGCCACCACCCATAGCAGCTTGTTGTTGCATCTGTTCCATTTGCTGTTTCTGTTGCATTATACCCATTGCCATTTGTTCTCCATTCATCTTAGCAGTGGGAACCATTTCACCAGAAATAACAAACTGGGCTTCATCCAAAGAAACGCCTTGGTCTTTAAGTTTAATTTCAAACCCCAATGCAGCAAATTGATTAATTATTTGTGCTTTCTGTTGGGTGAAACTTAAACGAGTATTCTCTGCTTTTTCCTCTGGTTGTGGTAAAACAAGTTTCCAATCAGTTATTCCAAACATCTTTAATATTTGTGGGAAAACCTTTTCGTGGAAGATTCTTTGGTCACCTTCTACTACACGACTCATAACTACTAACTGTTGAGTTTGAGTAGACATGCCACCAAACGCTTCAGGTGCGCCTTGCCATGCAGGAGTCACACCCCACATAGCAGCTACACGTTCCCTAATCTCTTCTCTAACAGGTAGATAATCCATTTCCTGTAACGTATGGAACAACCTAATCATATCAACTCTACCCCTTTGATTCCTAGATGATACCGCTATCATAGGAATATAGTTAGGGTCTAGTCTAACTTGGGCTGCTATATGTTCACGCTCTCTACGTAGACTCTCAGGGTCATCAGTAGTTACCATAACCATACTAGCTGGCATCTTACGTTCAAAGAAGTATCTATAGATATTCTTATCCATTCCTACGAGAGTTAAAGCTTTTTCAAACACCGTAAGAAGAGGACTCCAACCATAAGTTTCAGAAGGGGAAAACTTAGAAACGTGTATCACTTCATTATCAAATAAATACATATGCCTATTACGATGATAGTATTTATACATCGCTGGCAAAGTCGTTTGGTCACAATCAGCCCTCTCACATTCCCCAGGAGTATCCAGAACATCTCTATGAATAGGGCAAAGAAAATGGGCGTTCTTAGGCAATCCAGCATTGTCCAAATCAAATTCTACCAAAGCAGGATTCAGTCTGCGTATCTCAGTTACTCTAGAATTAGCCGAACTATTCCCCATATCTTTATATTCTTTAGCGAAATAAAGAAAACCATCATCTATAGTATTTACATCATAATGGAATTGCCTGAGGACTTCCTCTAATGATTGGTCAAATGGATTACAATCATCCATGAATGATTCAAAGCGTTCCCGTTGAGCATGGTCTGGATTCTCGACCATAGGTTCCCAAGTAATACCACGCCTAAATACCTCACCAGTGATGTGCCCTAGAGGGCCACGTATCTCTTCCACAGACATAGAAATAGTCTGTAAGTCCATCACTAACTGTTGACGGTAAGCCATCTGATGGCGTACCCATGTATTAACTACATGGTCAATTCCAAAAGTAGGAGCTTGACCTGTATCTCCAGTGCCTTTCATCAGTTCCAACATGTTAATCTGTTGATTCAGATTAGACATTTGTTGTGCTATAACAGGAACTTCTGGCAAATATTCAGCTAACTTCATTTAGTGCCTCATTATTTAGATAAGCTATTCATATCATCCATTGCGGCTAATCTAACTATATGCTCCATTGCAGTTTCTTTTAAGGATTTTTTAGAAAATAGTACTTCTTGTTGTCCTACATTTAATTGAGATTGAAGTTCAGTTACCTGTTGTTTCAATTCATTAACTATTGTTTCGTCTGGTTCTCCTGCCTCTATATTAAAAGAAGCATTTTCTAATGTGCCAGTTCTTGCTGCTTCTTTAATTAAAGCTATAAAAGCTCCTTCAGTTAAAATAGTTAATGCAGCATTATCATCCTCAATATCATCATCAGGCTGCAAGTTTTTAAGAGCTTCATGCCATGTATCAAGTACACGCCATGTACCTTTATCGTCTTGATTAGCTACATACTGCTGCTCTCTACCCTGCAATAAATTACCAATAGGCATAACAAACCTCTCCTAACCTTTATTATACTAGCATTATACAGTTAATTATGCAACCGCACAAGCACTCCAACCACAGCTTTTGCATGTTTCACACCCATCTGTCATAATTATGAGTGGTGAATCACAGCATTTATATTGAGGGGCTGGTGCATGTCCACTCACCAATACTTCTTGTTGCCTACTTCCTGAACGATATACTGTAATTCCTTTGCATCCACTCTCCCAAGCTAACATATAAGCACTATATACGTCTTCTTTAGAAGCTTCAGAAGATAGATTAATTGTTTTAGAAATGCCCGAATCACAATATTCTTGGAAAGCAGATTGCATTTTCACATGATATTCATGAGAAATATCTTCAGAGGTTACATACAATTCCTTAAATATATCTGGTACATCGTCCCTATCTTGTAAACTTCCACCCTCTGCTAGATAATCCATGAGGTCTTCAGAATAGAATCCAAACTCTTGGGCATCACGTTCAAAATATTTATTTACAAAGTACAAAGATTTGCCTTCCAAAATATTCTGCTTCTTCCATACTAACGCAAATATAGGCTCAATACCATTAGAAGTATCAGCCAACATAGAAATGGTTCCAGTGGGAGCCACAGTTAAACGGCAAGCATTCCTATAATTTTCATGCACAAGGTAGTCACTTTCTTGCCACGCAGGAAATTCTCCTCTAATGGCACCCAAAGCCAAGGAAGCAATGTTAGAAGAATCATTAATAAACTTCATTAGGTTGCTACCTAAACTTATGCCTTCTTCTGTATCATAGGGAATACCCAATTGAATAAGCAAATCAGCGAATCCCATAACTCCTAGTCCAATCTTACGAGTAGCTTGAGTCATTTCTTTAATAGCGGGAACTGCATAATCATTAGCATCAACTACATTATCCAAGAAACGTACAGCTAAATGCACAGTATGGCGCAATCTTTCCCAATCAATACTATTCTCTTCCTCATTATAGAATTTAGCAAGATTAATAGAACCTAGATTACAACTCTCATAGTCTAATAGAGGCTGTTCTCCACAAGGATTAGTGGCAGTAATATCACCAAATACCTTAGATACTTTGTTATCTTTATTAATAGTATCTAGGAACACAACCCCAGGTTCACCATTTCCCCATGCTCCCTCAATAATTTTAAGGAATACAGTCCTAGCATCTAGTTCACCAGCTATAAAACCGTTATGAGGATTCAATAAACTATAAGATGAGTTGTCACGAACACATTGCATAAATGCACTGTCTACACCAACAGAGATATTAAAGTTATGTATATCACCTTCTACCCGCTTACAGTCAATGAACTCTAATATGTCAGGGTGATAAACACTCATCACAGCCATGTTTGCCCCATCCCTCTTCCCGCCTTGAGTAATCATACTAGATACTCTAGAGAGGGTTTTCAATACTTCTATTGGGCCACACGCTTTGCCATGAGTCGTAGAAATAGGAGCGTTCTTAGGTCTTATCTTAGAAAGAGAGAAGCCTGTACCACCACCAAATTTCTGTACCATAGCAGCATCAGTCGCAGCTTTCATAATACCTTCCATACTATCCACAATAGGTAATACAAAACAAGCACTTAAAGTACCTTGAGCCGTTCCAGCATTCATTAAAGTAGGAGAGTTGGGTAAGAATTCTAACTTACTCATAATAGAAGTAAATTCTTCGGTTAGTAATTCTATCTCCATATCTAAAGTACCATACATTTTTTCTATAGAAGCGATAGCAGTAGCTACCCTATGAAATAGGGCTGCATCATCTTCAACAATAGCTCCCTCAGAATTTTTTAGGTAGTATCGGCTCTTGGCAATAATTTCGGCTTGTTCTGTCAACAATGTCATTTTAATCTCCTTATCCTCTATGTCCACAATATATACACAAATTTCGTTCTTTTACCCAAAAGGAGGGAGTACACATAGCTTCTTTACAGAACGGATTAGGTGCAACTTGTTCTCTCTCCGTTAAGGATACCTCAGTTGTTTTTAGTTTATCTAGAATAGCTTCTTGTAATTTTTTTACCTTATTCTCTTCTTCAGTTGTATCGCTTCTCTGTTCTCCAGGGCTTACAGCCGAAAACCAATCAGCGGCATTACCTAAATCAGTAAATTTATAAGCAGTTTCATGGCAAGCCAACAATGCTAATGATATAGAAAAGAAAGCGTCCCCATGACCCATAGGAGTTTCAGGAGCTTTCAATTCATTACTTACAGATAAAATTTGTTGACGTTGCCTTTCATCCTTTATTAAATGCAATCGACCACTATGTACCCATTCCTCAAAAATCTGAGCCATAGTATTCTTATTCTTTAAGGTGAAATGAAGACCATGCCATCTAGCATCTAATCCTCTATCTTCAAGTTCTCCTCTAGTATTATCTATGTATCCTTTAGAAATGTCAAATGTTTCAGCCACCTCATTTAGAAATGCTATTTGGTCAGAGTATGACCACCCATCTAAAAAGGAAGAATGAATTTGGTCAACCCTATCTCCCGATTTCTTAAAGATTACTAAATGAGATGGGTGACGTTTCTTCCCCACATCAAATCCCGCAAAGATTTGGTCAGCAGGAAGTCTATCATTATAAGGTTTAGTAGTAGGATGAATACGCAAAGTACTGTCTTCACACTTAGTAATGTCTTCTTCATTAAAATAAGACTCAGTAGAAAAATGAGGAACTAGCATAAACTCAGAGGCAAAGGATTTTGGCCTAGCTTCTTGTTGCTGTAGTAGCCACTCTTCATTATATAATTCTGGCATTAACACCCTACGACCAGGAGCAGGGTCTAGGGCAGGAAGAATTCTATACTTAAAACGACTGTCATCTTTTAACTTAGTTAATAAATCTCCAGGCATCATGGGAGTTCCAAGCACTATAACTGGTACGCCCCTCAAAGGAATAAACAAAGATTCAGTCATGAAGTGGTCTTCCACTTTAGTTATCTGTCCAATGTTTAAAGGATTCTCAGGGTCACGCAACACATCGTCTGCAATCAACGCACCATTCACATGCAGACCTCTCTTAAATGAAAAAAGACCCCCATGCATTATTTCCATAGGTTGTTTGTCTTTATAAAATCTAGCAGAAAAATCAGCTTTAGGTGACCTATTTACTAATATCTCTGAAAGAACAGGATTTCTAGTGATTGTTTTATTTATTTCGGAAATATGATAACGAGCCATGCCATCACTGTAAGATAAATAAAGAACAGAACAGTCTCTAGGAGCTTTTAAGAGTCTCCAGACTGAGAAAGCATGTCCAAGTATAGTTGATTTAAAATGGAATCTGGGTAATACGGCACAGTAATTAAGTCCAGCTTCCACGCATTCCTCAATATCCTCTGCAAGAACTCCAACATGCCATGCTTGAAAATATTCAGGATGGTCATAACTGAGACTCCAAATGTCCCTAATAAATTCCCAAAAGCTGCCAACTTTAAATTTTTCTTTGCCAGTTAATAAACCTTCAGCTAAGAGATTCATAGCGTTGTTTATACTAGTTACTTCTTCAGGCATCTATTTTCCTTGTACCAATGTTTTAAGTCTTAGCGCAATCTTATTAATGGCATCTACATCTGTTACTTCTTCTAGTATAACATTCAAAACATCTTGCACAAACCGCAAATTTATCATACCTTCCATAACTTCTCTTTGACCATGAATCCCTAAATCTACGGCTCTAATAGCATCTATAGCTTTATCAAAATGTAAACCATCTAATTCTCTATAGGCTCTTTTAGTAATATCTTCATATTGATTTAGGTGGTCTTCTTGTAATCGTGCATATCTCTGACTTTCACTTTCAGCTAATTGTTGCATCCCTTGAGTCTTTGCCAAAACTTTCTGATTATCCCACTCATCTTTTTTAGCCCAAGCATAAATGGTAGGAGTTTTCACATCTACATCATATTCAGTTGTCAGGGTTTCTGCAATTTCCCTAGCAGAAAGATTCCCTGCTAAGTATAATTCCATTCCTCTAAATTTAATTTCCTGAGGAATAACTTTTGGCATTTTACTCTCCGTACAGGCTATTTGGGTCTAAGGCTCCAAAGCCTGAATCGGATACATGCTGGGAATCAATGTTACCACCCCAAGGAGAACCATCAGGTTGCAAGAATTTAGTAAAATCTACATGCCCACTTATTCCAGTATTACAAGTAAAACATGCAGGAACCTTATATTTTTGGCTTCCAGATACAATAGTCTTAAAGCGGATAGCAATCTCGTCTGGTCTGCCACACAACCCCTTCATACCAGGGTCATCTTTAAATGGAGTATATGCTCTATTCTTTAGAATTGTTTTAAGAGTACGCTCTGCCCCAATCTGTTGATTCCATTTACATCCGTAATATTCACACCAAACAAGTTTGGCATACTTCTCTTTTAAATCTTCCTCAGTCATACCCTCAGGTAACTTATCTTCCTCAGTAAGAACCTTCTTTGTTGGTTCCATGAAGTCTACTCGTATCTTACCTTGATTAACTCTTTGTAGTCCCATCTTGCCTTCTCCTTTTATACCATAATGCTATGCAAGCTGCATCTGCAAAATCTTGTTCTGTAAATACTTCGCCCCATTTAGCGATAGCAAACGTTTTTATATCTTCTTTTTTAGCATTACCTTTTCCAACAACATCCTTCTTCCAAGACCTATTATCTACAAGGACATTATGGATTGAGTGTTCCTGAAGAACAACCCGTACCCCACCCACAACGTAAGCAATAGCTAGAGTAGTCCTGGGGTTCTGAATATAAATTGCTGCCTCTACAGCAGCACCAGATAATATAGTTATTTTACTCAAGTCTTGCGAAAAATTTGCGAATATTTCCGAAAATCTGGTATCAAAATCTGACCCAGTTCCGTAAGACTTAAGTTGCAAAAGAATGTTTTCTTGTGCATCAATAACGATTCCATGAACAGCTTTAGATGAACAATCTAATCCTAAGTACATTATCTACTAGTTTTCAAAGTTCGATATTCTTGAACACTAAAATAAGCAGTGGTAATACTATTCAGTTTTCCCAACATACTTTCATATCGAGCTTGAGCTTCTATATAAGTTTGATAGGTATCTTTCAAGTTTCTATTAGTAGATAGAGCTTCACCTTCTCTTACTTTTTCGGCAGGGGGTTTTAGTCCCTGCTTTTCATATTCTTTTACTAAAGCATAACCAGTAGTAGCTAGTCCTGCTTCATAAGTAAGTTTAGCAGAAGTTGATTCAGATTTCAACTGCCCTACAAAAGCTTCTAGTTGAATCTTCCACACACTATATTCTGCCACTTTTTCATTTAGTTCTTCAACATTCATACTACGTAATTCTGCAAAAGAATGTGTAAGCATATTCAAACTAATTATCTCTTCTTTAATCCTGTTGTTCAATTGAACTAACAATACTTTCCTCTCTTTCTAGCATAGATGCTGTTTGCTGGACTTTTTTGACAGGGAATTCTTTAGCTTCTCTATCAAATCCCCACTTTACTCTAAGCCCAGGTCTACGCTTTAATGCTTTAATAACAAATTTAATTTCATC